CGCGATTTACAACAACTCTGCGGTTCCGCAGGGTCATCGCGTTAACATGTTCCTGACCGACACGAACGGCTGGTTCCTGCTGACCGACGCTCCGAACGGCTTCAAGTACTACGAGCGTGAAACCCTCGAAACCGACGTCTACACGGACTTCGACACCGACAACCTCAAGGCGAAGGCCATTGAGCGTTACTCGTTCGGCTGCTCGAACTTCCGCGCAGGCTGGGGTTCGCAGGGCGCTTCCTAAATCCCGGGGGTGGGGCTTCGGCCCCACCCTTAGCTATGGAGAAACATCATGACTCATTTCTCTGACGGCGTTCGGGCAGGCAGGAACTTCGCCAATAACGGTACCGCGAGTGAACCCGGCGTCTTCATGTCGCCGATCAACGTTTATAACGTGGTTCCGGTTGCTCTGGACGCCGACGGCATCTGCGCTCAGCAGACGCTGGCTGCGGCTGGCAACGCTCTGCTGAACGGCGCCTTGGCTTCGGGCGGTACCGTCACCCTCGACGTTCCCCGGAACGTCATCATCGACGCTGCTGGCGCTGCTACGGCTGTGCTGACCATCACGGGCACCGACGTCTACGGCATTCCGATGTCGGAAGCGATTACCCTGAACGGCACGACTGCTGTTGCCGGTAAGAAGGCGTTTAAGACGATCACCAGCATTGCGGCTTCGGCTGCTGCCACCGATTTCTTCGTGGGCACCGGTGACGTCTTTGGTCTTCCGATCCGTGCAAACAGCCGTAACTACGTGCTGACCGCTTGGGACGGCGCGTTTGTGACGACCGGCACGTTCGTGGCGGCTGTTACGACCAGCCCGGCTACGACGACCACTGGCGACGTTCGCGGCACCTATTCGGTTCCGGACGCTGCTGATGGTACGAAGCGCCTGACTCTCTGGGTCTTCGTCTTGGACGACGACACGCAGACTGGCCTTTACGGCGTCACTCAAGCCTAATGATTGGGGCGGCCTTCGGGTCGCCCCAGTTATATGGAGACCGGGATGCGCGCGAAGAAAGATTTCCAGTTCAAGGCTAAGCATAAGAACCCGAAAGGCGGTCTCAACGAGGCTGGCCGGAAGGCTTATAACGCCGCCACTGGCAGCAATCTAAAGCGTCCGCAACCGGAAGGTGGTTCGCGTCGTGACAGCTACTGCGCCCGCTCTGCTGGCCAGATGAAGATGTTTCCGAAGGCTGCTAAGGATCCTAACTCTCGGCTGCGGCTCGCCCGCAAAGCGTGGAACTGCTGACATGCGTGGCAAGAAAAACTTCATCGCCGAAGCCATCAAAAAGCCCGGCGCCCTCCGCAAACAACTCGGGGCGAAGGCTGGCAAGCCGATCCCTGCAGGCAAGCTCGAAGCTGCCGCTAAGGCACCCGGTAAACTGGGCCAGCGCGCTCGCTTTGCCATGACCTTGAAAGGTATGAAATAATGGCTGACGCAGTCAACTCGCAGACTTTGTTTGACGGCGACAGCCAAGCCGTCATGAAGTTTAACAACGTGTCCGACGCCACTGGCGAGACCGCCGTGCTGAAGGTCGATGTTTCCGCTCTCAAGGCAAACTACGCTGGTAAGGAATGCACAGGCGTCGATATTCGTCGCATTTTCGCTTCGATCAATGGCATGTCTGTCAACATCCTGTGGGATGCAACGACCGACGTTAGTGCCTTTATCGTCTCCCCGGGTATGTATACCTTTGACTTCAGCACCAGCGCGATCCTGCGGAACAATGCTGGTGCCGGCAAGACTGGCGACATTATGTTCACCACTATCGGGGCCAGTTCTGGCGACACCTACAGCATCACCCTTGATATGATTAAAATCTACGCCGCATAGGAGCCGACATGATCACTCGCGCATATCAGAACGCCAAGGGCGAACGTCAGGAAGTGGCTATGGCCGCCGCTGAGTGGGAAGTCCTGACCGTAGAGCAGTTGGACGAAATGCTGGGCTTCAAGGCGCCTGCCCCCGCTCCTGCCCCTGCGCCGGTCAAGGCTGTCAAGGCTGCCAAGGCGACTCCGGTCGTCGAAGCTGAGCCGGAAGCCAAGGTCGAGTAATGCGTGGCCGCAAACAATCGCGTGTGAATGAGGCCGGGAACTACACCAAGCCCGGTCTCCGTGAGCGTTTGTTTAACAGCATCAAGGGCCGAGAGACCCACGGCACCAAGGCGGGGCAGTGGTCCGCGCGCAAGGCGCAGCTTTTGGCCAAGGAATACAAAGCCAAAGGCGGCGGTTATGCCGATTAGGAAGCCTCAACAGTCTCTCAAAGACTGGACCGATCAGAAGTGGACGACGAAGTCCGGTAAGCCGTCGAGCAAGACTGGCGAGCGGTATCTCCCGGTGGCGGCGATTAAATCGCTGACTCCGAGCGAATATGCTGCTACGACTAAGGCCAAGCGCGAAGGCAAAAAGGCGGGTAAGCAGTTTGTCGCTCAGCCGAAGGCCATCGCTAAAAAGGCGGCGAGGTTTCGATGACCACTTCGGGGACATACACGTTCGGGAACACCGAACAGATCGATATCATCACGGAAGCCTACGAGCGCGTGGGGCGGAACCCTTCGTCGCTGGCTTCAAACGATATCGACAGCGCTCGTCGCTCAATCAATTACATGTTCTCCGACTGGGCAAACAACGGCCCGAACCTGTGGGCCGTGGATCTGCAGTCGATTGTGCTGACCCCGGGCACGCTTTACTACGATCTGCAGCCCCGCACGGTATCGCTCCTGCAGGTCTACACGCGCACCATATCTGGCGGTCAAAATCTTGATTTGATGATGTCACCGATCAGTCGGGCTGAGTACGACGCCATTCCGTACAAGGCTCAGCTTGGCGAGCGTCCGTTTCAGTATTATTTCGACCGCACAATTACACCACGCATCTACATCTGGCAGGCGCCGCGCGATGTCGGCGTAACGCTGTTCTATCACCGCATGAAGGTGCAGGAGGACGCAGGCGCATTCACGGATAGCATGGACGCTCCGAACCGCTGGATGGAAGCCATTGCCGCGGGGCTGGCTGCGAAACTGTCCGTCAAGTTCGCCCCTGACCGCCTGCAGTTCCTTCAGGGCCTCGCCGATGGCGCCTATGATCGCGCAGCTGCTGAAGACCGTGAGCGCGTGCCTCTCCGCATCACCATCGATCCCACCGGAGGCTACTGATGCAGTACGCATTCGGACGCGGGCGCAAGCGCAGGACGGCTCCTGAGTTTGACGCACAAAACCCAAGGGCCATTGCAATCTGCGATGGCTGCGGCTTCCTCGTGCAGCACAGCCACCTTCGGGAGAAGAAGGACTATCGCGGCGGCTCGACACCGGTCGGGCTGAAGCTCTACGTTTGCGCCTCCTGCGACGACGTTCCTCAGCCCTACTACAGCCGCTTGCTTCTGCGTCCGGATCCCGTGCCGGTTCGCAACCCGCGCCCGGATTTTAATCCCACTTCTTACGTCCTTGACGAAAACGGCATTCAGCGCATTGTCACTCAAGACGACGACCCCATCGTGCAGGAGAGTTGAGTGTCTGACATTAAAATCTCTCAGATGGAGCCGTGGGTCGGTGCCGTCACTGGCAACGTTGAATTCCCGGCTGTCTTTGGTAACGAAAACTATCGCATTGCACTGAGTCAGCTGACTACCAGCACTTTCGGCTTCGGGTCGATGGCGCTGCAGAATTCCAATGCCGTGTCAATCACGGGCGGCAACGTTGCCGTCACCGCGCTCTCTGGCGCAATTACGATTGCAAATGGCGGCACCGGGCTTGGGTCTGCTCCGGGCGTCGGACAGCTGCTTATTGGCACCGGCACGGATTACTCGCTTTCGACCCTGACTGCCGGCGCTGGTGTTACAATTACGAACACCCCCGGTGCGATTTCTATTTCGGCGACCGGCGCTGGTAGCGTCACTTCGGTCGATGTCAGCGGGGGCATCACCGGTCTCGTATTCAGCGGCGGCCCGATTACGAGCTCCGGCACGATTACGATGTCGGGCACACTGGCAATCGCCAATGGCGGCACCGGCGCGACGTCTGCCGGGACTGCGCGCGTAGCCTTGGGCGCCGCTCAGTCTGGCGCCAACAGCGACATTACTTCGCTCTCCGGGCTGACGACGCCGCTTTCGACGGCTCAGGGCGGTACAGGGGCGGCTGCCTCTCTCAGCGGCTATATCGTGGGAAATGGCGGCAGTCCGTACACTTCAGTTCTGACTATTCCGATCTCTGATCTCACTGGCGTTCTGCCGGTAAATAAGGGTGGCACGAACGCGACGACCGCACCAGACGCGCGCGTCAACCTGCTTCCCAGCTACAGCGGCAACGCTGGTCGGGCGCTTGTCCTGAACGCTGGCGGCACCGATGTCGAGTGGATCTCGATTGCGGGCGCGGGCACCGTGACTTCGGTCAACGCGAGCGGCGGCACGACCGGTTTAACCTTTAGCGGCGGTCCTATCACTGCTGCCGGGACGCTCACACTGGCTGGCGCACTGGTCGCGGTCAACGGCGGCACGGGCATCACCAGTTACGGTGTCGGCGACCTACTCTTCGCCAACACGCTAACGACCCTCGACAAGCTGCCGGTGGGCGCGTCCACGTTCCTGCTGGCGTCGAACGGCACGGCTCCGGCCTACGTCAACCCGTCAACGGTGACCGTGGGCAACGCGACCAATGCGGTCACTGCCACGACGGCGACGACTGCCACCTCGGCCACGTCGGCGACGACCGCAACGAACATCGCAGGCGGCGCGGCGGGCTCTGTCCCGTATCAGAGCGGCGCAGGCGCGACGACGTTCTTGGCGGCTGGCACGGGCGTGCTGGTCAACGCCGGCGGCAACCCCAGCTACAGCATGACGCCGTCGCTGACGCAGGTGACGGTGGCGGGTAACCCCTCTGCTGCGCTTGAGGTGGCGACGAAGCAGTATGTGGATACGCTGATCGCCAGCGGCATTCACTTCCACCAGCCGGTGCGGGTTGAGGCACCGCTGAACCTGAACGCGACGTACAACAACGGCACTGCAGGTGTCGGCGCTACGCTGACCAACGCCGGCACGCAGCTTGCACTGGTCATCGACGGCGTGACGGTGAGCGTTGCTGATCGCGTCCTCGTCTACGAGCAGACCGATCCGGTGCAGAACGGCATCTACGTTGTGACGGACGTGGGTTCGGTCTCGACAAACTGGATACTGACGCGCTCCAGCGACGCAGACACCTACGTCATCAACAGCGCGGCCGGCCTGAGTGAAGGCTCGACCGTGTTCGTCCAGCAGGGCACTACCGGCGCGGGTGAGACCTACACCTGCAACACCTCGGGCGTGATCACGTTCGGCACGACGGGCATCACCTTCGCGCAGATTTCCGCAACGCAGATTTACAGCGCGGGCACTGGCCTGACGCTGACCGGCACCACCTTCAGCCTGACATCGCCTGTAGCTACAACACTGGGCGGCACGGGCCTGACGAGCTTCACCTCCGGCGGCGCGGTCTACGCAACGTCCACGTCGGCCCTGACGACGGGCACGCTGCCTGTCGCCTCGGGCGGCACGGGGCAGACGAGCTACACCGACGGCCAGCTGCTGATTGGCAACACCAGCGGCAACACGCTGGCCAAGGCGACGCTGACGGCGGGCACGGCCATCAGCATCACAAACGGCGCCGGCTCGATCACTGTCACGAACACGGCGCCGGATCAGGTGGTGAGCATCACCGGCGGCACGAACATCAGCGTCACCGGCACATACCCCAGCTTCACTGTGTCGGCCTCTGGCGGCGGCACGGTAACGTCGGTGGATGTCA